TTTCACACACCGTACCCGGTTGAGTGGGTCTATTTATATAAGTTTCCGTACTGGCGTCTTTTTCTTGTCGTCACTCTTATTGCTGCACTTGTCTGGTGCCCCACAGTTGGAATTATGGCAGCACTTGCGCTCTTTTTCTATCTGAATGACCTTTCGCGCTTGACGAAGCCTTGGTTGGAAGTTGCGCCGCCCCAGGCGCCCTCCAAAAACTAATGAATCAGTAGATGAGTGTAGCAAATGCCGCACCCGCAGTTGCTGCCATAACAGCCGCTGTAGAAGTTACAAATCCAATTGATGCCATTATAAATAGTCTGAATACAAATCCGTATTTTATCGGAACGATGATGTTAATGCTGAATCTCGGTGGGCGTTTTCTCCAACTTGAGGTTTCGAAGGGTCAGGAGAAGTTTTTTCAACAAGTCTGGGTTCGCCGCATTTTAGTCTTTACAGTTATTTTCGTTGCGACACGCAATGTACTTGTTGCGCTCTTTATGAGCATTATTGTGCTCGCACTTCTCTCTTTCTTGTTCAATGAGAATAGCAGCCTCTATTTGGGAGGTAGTGAAGATAAAGAGGACTTTACAAGCCCTACTCCAGGTGGTCTCACACCCGAAGAGGGTGAAATTCTGCGCCGCCTTAGTGAGAAGCAAGCGCGTGTGGCTGCACCTGCGGCTGAAGGTAAACAGGAGAAACCGGCACCTGTCGAGATTTACGGACAGAATTTGGCACTTCTCCAGACATTTTCATAATAGCATTTTACAAATGCGCATATGAAATTATACATTGATACTCAGTTCATTGCCCAGAATCGGGGCATTACGCTTCCTGCGACGACCTCCTGAGGTGCGAACAGACTCCGTCTGGCTGCGAATCTCCTCAGAGTGGACACTCTGCATCTCAGCGGCGGCTGTGGCAGAACCCATCTGGGCCATGTTCATGTTCGAAACCTCGCTCATAGCCTCCGCCTGGCGAACCTCCGCAAAGGTCTTCAGGATGTCATCAACTCCACTGGGTCCACGCATCTCCCGACGGGCTACACGAGGAGGCTCAACGGACGCAACCGGCTGCGGCATATTCGGAACACGAGCGGAGTTATTGAACGGTCCTGCTTGAGGCATCTGCTGGGGCATTTGGGGCGCCATGGGCGGCATAGGCGGCATCGGCATCCCACTGAACTGCTGGGGCTGCGACGGCTGGACACCCATCGCCATGCCCATGAAATTACCGAAGCCCGGACCCGCCTGTGCAGCCGCCGCAGCAGCCATCTGCTTCGCCAGTTCAGGATTCTTCTTCAGGATATCATCCATACTCGGCATCTTCTGACGGAAGAAGGAGTTGCTCATGTGGCACATGAAGCCACTGCCCGCAAGCGCCATCACAAAACGCACTTCAGGCGCCACCTTTCCACGGTCCTTGTACTTATCATAGAGTTCCTCGAAGATTTCATCGAAATCCTCAACATTCTCGTGAACGGACTCTGACCAGCCCTCAAGCTTCAGATCAAATGGGTCAAACTTATTGTTCATCCACTCCATGCCCGTAACAAGGCCCATCATCATCTGACGCTGAAAACGGAGACTGCTCTCCAGATTTCTGGCATCAACGAGGCGGAGATACTCCTGCTTAATCTCCTCGAGACTGTTGTCCATCGTAAAGTGACGAGTCACAGGGAAACCCTTGGCCTCCAGGCGCTGCAGCTTGTTGATGAGTTCAACCTTCTCCTTCTTCTCAGCATCAGGGTCACGGCTCGCAGGCAGCGAGAAGACCGGTCCCGTGGCCGTCTGTGAGTTGGAAAAGAGATTGGCACCTACATCACCACTCTGCTCCTTGCGAATCTCGATATTCACAGGAGCACTTCCAAAATCAGAGCCGAGATTCAGGGGCTCAAGCGGCGCAATATCAACCTCCTGGAGACCAATGCCGCTACTGCTCCCACCCTGTGAAAAACTGATTGTGGGCGGCTCAGAACGACTCGTAGGAATATTTACTGTTTGGCCGGAGTTTGAGTTACCCGAGTTCACTTTGCTCGGATTGGCGAGCAGACTCATTCCAAAGTCGTCGCCCATGTCGTTCAGGTTAATTACATTACCGATCTCATCGCTTAACCCTAAATCGGGCGGGGCCATTTGCCGAGAGACCTCTTCCATTTGGTGAATGGTTGCCATTCCTTCTTTTGAATTTCCAAGGACTTTTTAAGCAGGCTTTACCGCGGTTTGTACCGCGGCAAGGGCCGCGGCTATTGCCACGGTCGCCGGCATAGAATCCAGACACATGCAAAATGCATCGGCAAGATCGGACCGCTTCTTATTTCCCTTGAAAAAAGCCAACCACTCCGCTCCTCGGACGACCGTTGTCTTCGCAAGTGCGGCTTCCGTACGGTCCTCTGAACCCTTCTTACGATCTGCATATCCCGCCGTGCCCGTCGCCTTTCCCTTGACCTTCATGCCTGCGTGAACCAGTTTGAAAGGAATGGTCGGATGACCCGCATTCAGAAAGGCATCCCGTAGAGTTGCATAGAGAAGCATCTGAACCGTTTTCATCACCGGATTTTTCAGAACAGGCTGATTTTCCAGACGAACCTCTCCAAGTTGTGGAAAAAACGGCTTGAGTTCCTTTGTAACAAAAGTCCGAATCGCATCGTGAATCTGCGCAACATCAATCGCCGCTGCATGCGGGACCTTAACTTTTACCACCGGTAGTGAAGCAAAGGCCTGAACGGCAGTCACCATGGCTTCCTTTGTCTTCGGCATCGGTTTGATACCCTTTTCAGTGAGAATCGCACGAAGTTGAGGTGCCCCAGGAATCTTTGTAAAGAGATTGCCGCTTGCATCCTTCAGAAGTGGAGCAGAAGCGGGTACATGACGAGCACAAGAGAGACCAACAGCCGAACTGAATCGCGCCTTTGCTGAGCATGATGCACATGAGGGCGCCTTTGCACCAGCCTCATCTGAGGCACGCTCCTCCAGTAGATTATAGTTTCCCCATCCGTTGATAGTTATCTGCTCACCTGCTACTGTGGTAATACACCACGCAAGATTCTTAATTCCAATATCAAAACAGAGTGTACCCTTGTTCATTCTGTTTTAGTATTTAATGATTGCTTAAGCAGCGCGTATAAAGGTGCCTGCAAGATTTGCAGAGCCAACGCCACCTGAGCCGAGTGTCTCGAAGGAACGGCCGCGAGCGGAGTTGCGCCCTCCCTCAAAGCGACGAGTCACAGGAGGCATTTGCTGAGTCTGTTGAGGGACATTTGTATTGAAGGTTCCAAAGAGTGACGGTAAATGCTCCTGGCGCTCCTGACCAATTCCATTTCGGAGATTTGTCTGGTATCCTGAGCAACCGAAGGCATCGCATTGTACTACACTTGCAGGAGGCGGAACAACTGTATTATCAAATCCTAGATTAGCCCCAGTATTGACACTATAACGTTCGCGTGATAGATTGATAATTGCATCTGTATTCCGTTGCGACCAGAGATGTACTGAATATTGCATTCCAGCAGGAATATTTTCACTACAATGCGTCCTGTAGTCAGTTAATACGGCAGCATCCTGCATAGGCGCAGCCCAACCGGGGTACCGTGCATCAGGTACAGGTGCAATCGCATAGACGCCCTTGGGCGTGAGTCGTTGAACAAAGGCCTGCTTCGATTGACTTTCAGAAAGATTTGTATATAAAAAGGGTTCCGTTGGAAGGCGGAAGAGTTTCGCGTCCATCTATATCTCCTTAAGATGTGAGTTCAGATTCCTCCTCGAGAAGAGCACCCTCCACCGCGGGCGGTGCACCCTCAGGTACTGCAGGAAGGGGCGTCTCCGCCTTACGAAGAGCCTCGGTCAGCTCCTTGCGTCCTGCTCCGCTAGGTACCTTCAGATTGCGCTTCTTGGCAAGGTCCTTCAGTTCCTTCACTGACATGGACTCGTAGGTCGGGCTGACCTTTGTCACTTGAACCGGATCGGCCTTTGGAGTAACCTTTGAATCCGTCACCTCGAACGCCTTCATCTCGGGCTGACGATCGGCCTGCTGAAGAACATCCTTGTAGAGTTCCTCTTCAGAACTATCTACATCCGTCTGGCTCAGCGGCTCAGGTGCAGACACTGCCTCGAGCTGTTCAACGGCCATTTCATCGTGGTCATCGTGACTATGGTCACCACGCCCCTGGCCAACCATTTCCATTGACATCTTTACATCAAGCAGGATGCTCTCGATGAGCGAAACCCGCTTTTCATTCTGAACTAGGCGGCTGTAGAGATAGAAACAGACGGCGCCGAAGACGAGTGTGAGCGTAATACCAATCGTCAGAGATTCCGTAAAACCACTAGAGTTCATTATTCTGCTAAGGAATCTCAACTTAAGGTGCTTGAATTGCCCGCAGGGGGTGCCCGTTCGGACGCCGCATCAGGGAACCCAAATTTCTTATAGAGTTCTTCGACGCTGCTTACTTTACAAATACCGGGTACGAGTGTAAACGAAAAACGGATGCCACTGTCTGAAACACTTGCGGGGACACAGAGACGCTGTATATGTTTGGGCGAAGTCTCTACAAGTTCGAACACATGTGTACTGACAACACTCAATACTGAAGTAGATGTCCATAGAGAATCCAAAAATCGTTTTGCGGTTTTTGTTCCATCGGGAGGATTTGTGCTATGGAAAAGTTCATCATAGAGAAGAAGTCCTCGTTCAGATAAGTTACTGCGTCGTAGAACTTTTGATGCAAAGGAGAGTTCACGTTCGAAAAGACTCTGTGCGCCAGGTTGGTCAACAAGGCGAAGGCCTGATTCTATCCATGTAAATGGAGTGAGTGTTGCCGCAGTGGCAAATGCAACACCATATGTCTGCGAAAGCCAGACATTTAGCAGGAGAGCCCGTAGGATAGAGGATTTTCCGCCCTTATTCGGTCCAGTCAAGACCGTGTGCCCGCGGGAAACGAAGGAAGAAGTGACTCGTTTCTCGAGCGGTATACTCGGATCGAAAAAGTTCACTAATTTACAAGAAGGGCCGCGCGTACGAGTGAGTTTTACAAAAGAGAGTTCAGGGCAAATTGCAAGACACCACTGAATTTCATGCGTTGCAAGCGTGTGTGTAATCCATGACAAGTCTGTAGGATGGTCGCGAACATAGGCGTAGAGTTGGCGCGGCTCTTCGGTTGGCCAGACATCAAGATGAGGACATGAAATGGCTTTTCCAGTGACTGCGCTATAGGTTGTAAAAAATTCCTTGAGTTTGGCTGAATACGCCTGGAAGAATTGACCACGCTCAAGAATCTGGTCATCTATCTTCTTCATGTGGAATGCTTGTTGAACGGGTTGAATAATGCCCTGAATGAGACCGAAAGCGGTCCAACAGGTTTGAAAGAGAATACGCGCTCGTTCGCCCAAATTCATTGTTGACCAGAGTTTTCCGCCGAGCCACATTGACGATAAAGTTGTTATGTATGTATTGAATGGCATAGGAATCTTGAAGATGAATCTGAGAATGATAAACGGTAGAATCCATGCAATGAGTGGAATTAATACGGCGAAAAAGGGCACCACATAGATTTTGAAAATGGAGAGGGCGGGAAGTAGAAAGGGTACTTCATTTAGCGGCCGAGACCATTCCTGTGTAAAAACAAGTTGGGAAAGACTCTCCGCCTCCCACTCTTTCGGTTGTGTACGAAACTCAGTGAGTTTCTCTTCAAATCCCTTGAGTTCAAAAAAAAGACGATTCACCTTTTCAACATTTGTAACGAGAACCGTTTCACGAAGTCGGTGAATAGGTTCTTGTACGCTACGAATAGCTTCAGGCGTTGTTTTTAGAGTTTGAATCGTTTTTAGGAAAAGTGTACGAGTCTCATCAAGTTGAAACCCAAGGGGCTTGAGCCACTCATCAGAACCCATTTCAGATCTGAGGTCCATTTTTGAAGAGAGAGGAGTTAAATTTGATAAAGGACCGCGTGCGCATGATTTAAAAGAAAGAAAATGAAGTATACACTAGCGATGGCTTCAGCAAGAAGCACCGAAGAGACTATTCAGGCGATTCTTACTTTAAGACATCGCGCCCCTCAAGTTTCCGAGGAGATTCTGTATAGAATACGAGCAATTGAATCCCTGCTTCACGACAACGAGGCTGTTGTTCCGAATTGGCGGCGTGGAATATCCGGAAATAACTCTCAAGTGCGAGGACGGCAACAGGGACATGCACCTCAACCTCCTCCGAATGCTCGTTGGAAGAATACTCCGCCTGTTGAGGGCCAGAACCAAGGCCAAGGCCAAGTAGTACAGAATCAGAAATACCAGAGTCGTTTCAAGAATACAGATGCTGGTATTGATGATACGATTCTCAACACAATTATCTTAAATAAGTTGAATAAATTCAGTGCATCGACCTATACAGATGTACGCGACTTTCTCTATCAGATTCTTGATAGTGGCCAGACTGATTTTACGAAGGAGTTCATGCGCCTCGTATTCAAGAAGGCGGCAGCTGAAGATATGTATTGCCCCCTCTATGCGCGTCTACTCAGTGAACTCCGAACGACCTATCCCGTAATTCAGACGGAGATGAGTGAACTCTTTCATGCATATTTGACAATCTTCCATGATGTAGATGAATCGGACTCTGTCAACTACAAGGCATTTATTGAGCGCAATCTTGAAAAGAAGTATCGTCTCGGATATAGTCAATTCTTGGCTGAACTTGTAATTTTAGAAACAGTTGATCTGGCATCGCTAGAAAAGACATTTGAAATCCTCATTTGTAATATTTCACGACTTGGATGGGTAGAAGGAAAGGTGCACGAAGTTCAGGAATATGCAGATTGTCTTCTAAGAATGTCAAAGGTGGTTCATAAGAAAAATACAGGATTCTTTGTAAATCTCCGTAAACAACTCTATGAAGTTCTCCGAGTGCGTCTAGAAGAAATACTCAATTCGCCCAAAGAAGACTTTCCGAGTCTGGTTCCGAAAAGTCGGTTTGCCCTGATGGATATTCGTGATAATCTTCAAAAGTAGACGAATAAAAACATTTTTACTATGTAGAAAATGCCTCGTACTCGCAAGAATCGCTCAAGTGGATTAATAGGTCGTCTCTGGAGCCCCTTTGGACACACGGCGATGGCCGCGTCTAACACTGCGGGTGCGGTTGCGAATACCGCCAAGGGTATCGTAAGCGTCACGGCGCGCGGTGTTAATCGCGTTGGCCGCCGTGTTACGGCTCACTTCAATGCGGCGGTGGGTGATCTGATCAAGGGCCGCAAGAGCCGCCGCAACCGCAAGCAGGCGGGTGGCAAGAGCCGTCGCAACCGCCGCAATCGCAGCCGTCGCAACCGTAGAAACTAAATGCGCGAACCAAAAACTTGAATCCAACTAGCCACCCTTTTTGCGTTTAGGGAAAAGCAAAAATGAAGGAAAAGCATAGGATGCCCACCAACAAGAATCGTAGTACTAAGGATTCGTCCGAGAAGAATGACAAGCCTTCTCGAAAGGATGCTACTGGTCAACGGACCCGTCCGGCTTCGCAGATGCAGCGTCGCCGCAAGGGTCGGGCAGACGATGATGACGAGAGTGTAGATAGTAAGGGTAATATCCGTGACCTTATTGTGTCTACAGAGGATGAAGAGCTGGAGGATGATACTTCTTCCTTTGAAGAGGATACCTCTCCGAGTGAAGAGATTGCGCCCGTTTCCTCCATTGCGCGTCGTCTAGGTAAGAAGGCCCCTCGTAAGGCGGCTGAAAAGGCGCGTGAGACAATTCGTCGTCGCCTTGCAAAGAAGAAGTCGACTAAGTCAAGTTCTCGTGATTCCAATGACCGTGAGGAGTCTGAGGAAGAGGAGGAGCCCAAGAAGAAGTCAAAGTCACTCTCGCGCAAGAAGAAGATTGTTGAGGAGTCTGAGGAGTCTGAGGAAGAGGAGGAAGAAGAGGAGGAGGATGATATGGAAGAGGATGACGACGATGAGGATGACGAGGATGAGGAGACCGAAGACGCAGAGGGTGATGGACATATCTTCAAGAAGGGCGGATTCAGCATCACGCTCGGTGCGCTAGAGGAGGATGACGAGCGTATGATCCCGAAGCGTCACAATATGAAGAAGGAGTCTGATATCGTAAAGCGCTTCGTAAAGTTGGTCACAGAACCTGTTGAAGAGAATACGATTGACGACCAGATTGACCAGTTCAAGTCACTCACGGAGGTCAAGCAGAAGCAGATGATTGAGGCGCTTGAGAAGAAGTCATCTGCATCTGCTGCCGAGCAGCCGCTCATGTTCAAGATTCTCTCGATGAGCCTACCGACGGAGACTCAGGCGATGGTACTGAACAAGTACAATAACCTTCAGGGCCTCGACCCTGGTAGCGGAGAGTACTTCAAGCTTCGTGCTTGGCTCGAGAAGCTGACGAGTGTACCGTTTGGCCTCTATAAGGATATTCCAGTGAAGCTGGAGGATGGTACGGATGCATGCGGCGCATTCATGGACCGTGCCCGTCGCTGCATGGTGGACGCCATCTATGGGCAGGAGGAGGCGAAGCTCCAGATTCTCCAGTTCATTGCAAGCAAGATTGCGAACCCTGGAGCACGCGGCATGAGTCTTCTGCTCGTAGGCCCTCCAGGCATTGGTAAGACGAGTCTGATTAAGAATGGAATTGCCAAGGCACTCGACTGGCCCTTCCAGTTTATTAGTCTTGGCGGCGATTCAGATGCTACGACCTACACGGGTCACCAGCTCGTCTATGAGAGCAGTCACTGCGGCAAGATTGTCAACTCCTTCGTGGCGGCGAAGTCCATGTCCATGGTGCTGATGTTTGATGAGCTCGACAAGATTAGTGGGACACCGAAGGGTGAGGAGGTTCAGAATATGCTGATTCACCTCACGGACCCTGTGCAGAATGGTGACTTTGAGGACAAGTACCTCTCAGGTGTACCGATTGACCTGAGCAAGGTGATGTTCGTCTTCAGTGGCAATGACATCACGAAGATTGACCGGGTTCTTCTTGACCGCATGATTGTCATTGAGCTC